TAACAAATTAAAATGAATGGATATTACAGATAGAATAAATTTCAATTTTTTTTATGAAATTATAGTAAGAATGGGCAATTTATTTAGGATACCAAAAAAGACTATGATAATACTAAGAGGGCTTCCTGGATCTGGTAAAACTACATTAGCAAGAACTTTTGCAAATAATAATGATGAAATTTATTCAACTCACGATTATTTTTTAGAAAATGGTAAGTTTAAGTTTCAAAGGAATCTATTAAGATATGCTCATTGGTGGAATCAAGAAAGAGTATTAGATGCTGCCAAAAAAAATAAAGAATTAATAATAATAAATAATATAAATATAAAAAGATGGGAATCGAAGCCATATGTTAAAATTGGCTTAGAATATGGTTATGATATTATATTTTATGAAACAAATAATTCTTGGAGTAAGATTCCGGAAGAATGTAAAAAAAGAGATTTTCATGGTACTCCATTAAAAGTAATTAAAAAAATGGCTACAAAGTGGGAAGATAATTTTACAATAGAAACTATTATGGCTTCAAAACCACCTTGGGAAAATTAATATTAATTATGTAATTAATTATTAATTTTATTACAAAACAAGAAGAGATTGCTATAAAAAAGATAACAAGATATAATAGCTAAGCAAAAACCATAACCTGATTTATATTATCATGTTCATAATCCCACCAACTTAATAATCTATATTTTTTAAAATAAGCATAATGATGTCTTAGTATAATTAAATTTTTATTAGTTTTGTCTAAATAAAATCCTTTATAGTCTTTTGCTACATTGTCCCATTTTATATAAATATGATCATTATTAAAATCAATATCCCCATATTTATTAGTAAAGTGATCAAAATTATTAACAGAATCAATTATTAAAATTTTATCTGGTTGTGGTCTTTTTAAATTTTTAGTGGTAATATACTTATTAATTGAACTAATAAAATATGGTTGATATGATATATATTTATTTTCATCAGTTTTGAATACATTATATTTTTTATTATCTTGATAATAAGATCCAGTTATTGAACCAGATTCAAAAAATTTTTTAAGTTTTAAATATTTTGCTTTATATTGTTTATATTTATTATACATTTATAAAATTATATATTATATATATACATAATATATGTTTTCATTATTAATAGAATCATTATATCTATTACTTAAAAAATTAAATAAAACCAAAACTAATTTGGAAGAATTAGAAATTGAAAATATTGAATTAAAATATTTAATAAAAAATTTACAACAATTAATTAGTGCTAAAAAGATAGTATATGATGATGTTCTTAATAGAGTTATTAAGAAATATAATATAGATATTCATAAATTAAAAAAATTAGAAACATATCAAAGTAAAATTACTAAGTTGGAAACAGAATTATTTGATCTTAAAAATATTATTTTAGAGAAGCATCAATTACAAAATGAATTAAAACAATTAAAACAATTAAAACAATCTGGAGAATTAATTAAAAGTGATTCAGGATATAAAAAATTACAAAATGAAAATAAAGAATTATTAAATAGTATAAATCGTATGCAAAATATAATTGATGGTTTAAATACTAAACTCCAAGAATATAATTCACAAAATATAGATAAAAAAATTAATGATCTTAAAAATAAAGTTAATGATTTACAAAAAGAACAGCTAGATCTACATAATATAAAACGTGAATTAGTGGATACAAAGGAAGCTCTCATTGAATGTAATAAAAAAAAAGACATTATTAGAAATTTTTCTGGAAAAGATAGAGGTGATATTCAAGCATGGATTAACAAATTAAAAAACATATTAAATAAGATTGATGATAAAATAGAAGAAGAACAAAAATCATTAAATCCAATATTTAATATTGGACAAACAAATATATATAATTTTAAATTATCTAATACTATGCAAAATTTTGAAAAAGAAGAAAAATTTTTAGAAATTAAAAAAAAAAATAAAACAATTAATAGTTATACAGATTTTATCAATGATGCAAAAAAAAATATTAATTTGATAGTAGAAAATTTAAAAATACTTAAAAATGAATTAGTTAATTATCATGATAATAACTATTACCAAATTGTGAATGATAATATAACTAATTTATCATCTAAATTAGTTAATATAGATATAATTGAATTAAAGTTATTAGATTATCCTACACAAATTAATAATTTTATAAAAGAAGCATGTTCTGAAGTTAGTTGTGTACATATTAATGTTAATATTAATTTAGAGGAAAAATTAAAATTAATAGGACAAATAATAGAAGATAAATTTTTTTCTGATAAAAAAACAACTAAATTAATACAATTAAAAAATTATACAAAAAATTATAATATTTATAAACAATTAGTAACACAAGTTGGAAGTGATTTTTTTAATAATTTATTTGATAAAATAAAAGAAGTAATTACTATGATAAAATTGATTAAAAAGTATAATTATATCTATAAACAACAAGAAATTATAAAAATAGATAAATTAATAAAGGAAAATAATTATAATAAAAAAACAATTATTGATCATGTTAATGCTTATATGAAGATGTTATATAATTATGCACAGTATTTTGATAATAAAATGAAATTAATTAATGCAAATGATACAATGTTTAGTGATAAAAGGAAAATGTTATATGTATTATTCAATATGATTATTAATTATTCACAATTAGAAGTACACAATTATACTAATTATCTAGGAAATATAAATAGTAAAACAACAAATATTGCATTATCAAAATTTAGAATAGGATATACTAATAAAAATTTTTTTTATCCAGAAAATAATTTTATCAAAGAAAGTGTTGATTATTACAATATAAATTTAGCAGAAGATGATAATATTGATACTACAATATTAAATAATAAAGATGAACTAAATAAATTAATTAATTATTATTTTATAATGCCATTAAAATATTCATCAGTTATTTACAATAAATTAAAAAATAATACAATAGATTTAATTGCATTTGGTATATTATTACAGAAATATGGATTAGATTTATTTTTAAATAATATGAGTGAATTTAGAGAAGTAAATAATTTAGGAAATATGACATTGGTTGAGAAAACTACCCCAGAAGTTAAATATCCAAAATTTGAAGAAGAAGTTCCTGAATTACCACCATTAACTGAAACAAATATACCACCAGCACCTCCTATTGTTGGTAAAAATATTATTAGTGGAACAACATGTTATAAAACAGATAATATAGATGTTAATTTTATTCGCAATATATGTCAATTGAGATTAGATAAATTTGAAATAAAAGATATTAATGAAATATATGTAAAATATTTTTCAATAATTGAGAATATAATAAGAAATAAAACTGATTTAGGATATATAAAAGATTTAAATAAATTATTTGAAGCATTAATTAGTTTTGGGATATTATTAAATGGTAAAAAAATAGAATTATTGAATAATAAATTTGATGCAGCTAAACATAATTTACCAAAACCCACTGGTAATATTGGAACAGAAACGATTAGATTAAATTAAGATTTATGATATGTGTAATAAATGTGGGTGTAGGAAAATCTGTGGTAAAACAAGCTAATTTATTACATTTATATTTTAATGTAAATTCATATATTTTATTTTGGATTGCAGAAGTCATTGTTTTAATACTCTTCTTTTTATACCAACATGGTTTTAATAATCTATTGCGAATATCTTTTATGATTGTATTTTTTTGTGGAGTTATGGTAAAACTGAGAATATTAAAATTAGTAGAATTTTTTTGCATATTTTGGTATTTTTCAATTAAAAATTCATATTTATCATTTACTTTTTCGGTATCAATCCAAGGATCAACAACTCTATTATGTTGCCACACATAATCATCATTAATACCTTCGAAAAATAGATATATTCTTGCTTTTTCTTTTAATAAGGTTTTATAAGTAGTAAAATCATTCGTATTTTTGATTAGATTTAATTTATTTTTAATTAATTTTAATGCTTCCATTCTTTTTTCAACTGTTAATGATTGGCGATAAGACCAATCTGCTTTAAGGAGTAAAATTATTATTTCATCTGGATGGTTTTCAGTAAATGATGTGACTTGTTCAATAATATCTTTTAAAGATGTGCAAGTTAATGTGTGTGTAATATAAAATGCATTATCTTTTTCTCGGTAAGATAATCTTAGATCAAATACTCTAATTCCTTTAGATAATTGATCAAATATATTAAAGTCTTGTGTTTTTGTCCAATCTTTAGTACTCGTTTTTAGTAATTTTAGTAATCTAAGATATGATTTCATACTTTTTTTAAAATTTACAGTATATGCTCCACTGTCATGTGTTCCAGGAAATATAATTTGATTAATTGGTTTATTTTTTAAATGATCATAATTATCTTTCATCCACGACGCCATTATTGTTACTATATAATATATTTATTTATTGTAGGGATAAAATATTAAAATTTCAATTATTTATCTATATTTAGCTGCTATTATTTTTGCTCCTTTTTTTGATATTTCTTTTATTGCTAAAGAAACACATTTACATTCTAATTTAATAAATATTTTTTTTAATATTGGAGGCATATCAGTTAATTTTCTAACTAAAGGAACTGCTTTCATACTATTTAAATGAGGACTAATTTCTGTAAATTCTGTTTCTGTTCTAGTACTATCTTTGAATAATATTACTGGCATACAACAAGCAAATGCTATACTCATAAGTGCAACAGTTCCAGAATCTGGTTCAGTTTCATTAACAGAAGCAAATATAACATCAGACTTCAGTAAATTAAATACATTAAATTGGAATATTATATCTGCAGCTTGTTCTTTTGCTACTACTAATGATTTTCCTTCTTGTAGAAGTTTATTTATAACTTTATTGATATGTAATCCATCAACATGTGCTATATAAGTATTATAACCACTTTGTTTAACAATTGCAGACATTCTTGCTAATTGTAATCGTTCAAAACTACTAAATGCTGGTCCAGCAATATAAACTTTTCTATCTGGACAAATGCAATTGCGTGCCATCTTATACTAATATATATTCCAATGAGATAATAATTATAATATTATTTATTTTATTTTAGTATGATTGTATTCTTTTTGTGGTGTATTATAATAAATTAAAATATCTGAAAGATTCAATAAGATTAAGCAATATTATAAATAATATGTTCTTTTTTAAAAATAATAAAATTATAATCTATTATATTATGGTAGATTATATTTGTAAGAAATGTAATAAACAATTTACTCATAAATCTTCTTATGATTATCATATTCATAATAAAAAAAATCCATGCATAAAAAAAAGTATAATATGTAATAATAATTTTAAATGTCCAAAATGTAATAAGAGTTATTCTAGGAAAGATTCATTACAAAGACATATAAATTTATATTGTAAAAAATTACGTAATAAAGTAATAGATAATAAAATGGATAATATATGTATATATTGTAATAAAGTTTTTACTAGATTATATTCATTAAAAAGACATATTAATAATAGGAGATGTAAGATAAAAAATCAAATGGATATGTATCATATAGAAAAAGAATTTATATTAAAAATAATGATGGAAAATAATATTTGTTTATTAAAAAATAATAATGGTATAGATGTGATTGAATTTAGCAAAGAGGATTTAAGTTTTATACCCAATGAAATGTGGAAAATATTATTAAATAGAGGTTATAAATCGATTTTAAAATTAATAGAATATATACATTTTAAT